TAATATTTCAACGCGGCGATCCCATTCCATAAAAACAAAACCTTTTTTTCTGTAAAGCCAGTTATCAGAATTGGCTATAACAATTACATCACCATATTGTGCAGCGTGCCTGATCATTCTAATATGTCCCGCGTGAACCGGATCAAATCCACCAGAAACCATCACAGTTGGTTTTTTTTCTTCACTCATAAATCACCATTAGTTTTTTGTTTTATAGATTTATACATATACTCTATATTTTTTCTTTTGTCAAGAACTGTTTTTTCAATTTCTTCAGTTTCAAGATCATAATCTTCTTTAATATCCCAAAGTGCATGCTCAATTGAATCAATTGGTTTTACAATTCTATTAATTGTTTTTTCTTTTTTTTCGTTGCTATAAAAATTTTGCAACCAGTTAATCATATTCATAATGTTCCTTTAAATGGTGGAGGTGGCGGGAGTCGAACCCGCGTCCAGAATACTTCCAATTGTAGTCATTCACAAGCTTATTCAGTTTCTATCACAAACTGACAAAGATAGATGGTTATAAAATATCGCTTACCATCCTGTTGCGATAAGTTTTTTGATATTTACAACTTGTCTGTTGTTTTGATTAGATTGGATAGAAGGCTCTAATCAGCCTCCCTACTAAGCGGCTAAGCGCTGTTCAAAGTGTAAGTTGTTATTTGCAACTAAATTATTTGAACTGTTAAGGTCGTATCTAACCTGCTTGCACTATTTTTCTTTAGTACCCTGTCGAAACCATGGCACCCCCGTTATTTATACTAACTAGATCCTCTAGTATTTTTTATTATGACACCCATAGGTGTATGATTAACGCTATCAAGCCAAATTCTAATTTCATTATTGACTTTTTTCTTTTCAGTATGAGTATATTCAATGATTTTTTTAGCTGCTTTCAAAGCTGCTTTTTCAGAAGAATGCTTACTAATTAAATCACCCTGAATGTAATTTCCGTTATATTTATAAATTTTCCACATTACTGTAAGCCTTCAATAATATTTCTTACATATAATTCATTAAAACCAGTATGCATGTATTGAATTTTGCCACTTGTGTCAATGTAGGCATAAGTTGGAAATCCAGTAATTACATAACCATCTAATCCAGTACCAGTGGAATCAAATATTAATTCCCGGCTGGCGTATAGTACAGGTGCGGTAGTAATACCATGGTTGCTTACCCAAGTATTAATTTCTTCTTCAGTGGGTTCAATACCTGAATAATAACCATCAATTAGAATGGTGGCCATAACCACGTTTGAATAGCTATCTTGAATTGACTGTGTAAAACTACCAGCATGTTGACAAGGACCGCACCACATAGCTGAGAAATCTAACACAACTATTTTATTTTTTTGATTTTTTAATTGCCAAACTTCTTTATTTTGATCATAGAGAACAATATTGCATGCTGTTGAGCCAACAGAAGCTTGAGAACAGCCATCTGCCGCAATAACACCAAACTCAGTTGGTATCTCTTCAGCAACTTTTGACTGTGTGTCTGTTTTTTGAGCTTCAAGTTCTGCTGGACCACATGCCAACAAACTGAATAAGCTAATTAATTTCATTTTCAAATACCTTATATGTTTTACAAATTCTATTAAAATTCTGTTGTGTAATTCCTAAAAATCTACTGGCGTCAGCTTTTGTTTTTGTAACTGATAAAGAAAATTTTAGTAAAGCTTCCTTAGTTATAGAATCCATTTTATTCCAAATGTCTAAACCATATAATCTGTTATTTAGTAAATTAGTAGATAATTCTAATTTGATTGCAATTAGATCTTCAAGTGTTAGTTTATTAATACAAATTAATAACTGATCATTAATAATATTTTGATCTTTTAATTTATTAATAATACTATAATCTTTCATAGACTTTCACAACTGACAGTTTAACTATAATACTCATTTTTTATCTTGTCAAGTAAAAAACGCATATTTTTTAAATTTATTCTGGTTCTGTCGGAGTTGGATCAATTTGTTCTCTGATAAAGGAACTAATAATTTTTGCCATTAATATTTCACGTTGTTGCTGCTGTTTAATAAAATCTTCAACTGTGACTTTTTCTCTAACTACTTCACCTTTTCTATTCTTTTTTTCTTCTCTAATTGGATCGAGTATATCACCACTTTCTTCGTCTCTGGGGAGAGTTTCTTTTATTTCATCTTCAGTAACACGGTTTGCAATCTTTAATGCTTCTTCTAAAGTGTCACTACTATTGATACCAGCTAGTGTGGGACCAAATCTATTTTGTAATTTTGAAAATGTTTCTTCAGCCATTATAACTCCAATTCAGTTGCATCATCGCCAGCCGGCTCAGTTGCTGGTTGATCTGCGGCCGCCATATCGTAAGCCTTGTTGGTAGGCTCTTCCACTGATGGCTCTAATTCTTGTTCAAACTTTTTAAAGTAAAGTTTAAGATTCGCAATTAAATAATCATAAAATAATTCTTGATCTTCAGGGTTTGAAAGTAATTCATAAGCATCAATAATATTTGTCTCTATTTTTTTGAACGATTGATACGCTACATTACGTCCAGTTTCGTCACCTTCGACGCCCGCTCCGAACGAATCTCTCGGATCAGCTTCCTTTTCTTCATCATCTGCAGATTTTTCGGCATCAGTGCGAATATCGATAAACTTATCATCATCAGAACCGCCAACATTTATTGATACCTCTTCTTCCATATCTTCTATACCTTCAGACTCACCTTTATGTGCATCATTATTGATTTCAACGGGAGTTAAAGTATTAACCACGGCGTTTACAATATGTGCTCTATAGGAATCTCTTTGGTTTTTATCTGTTGTTAAAGATTTATAATCCTCTTCAATAATTGGAACTATTTTTTTCAACAACTGTTCCAAAACGTTAATTCCAGTAGACTTATTAGGAGTTGGGTCCGTGTCACTGACATTTTCACTCAAGTTTTTCAGTTCAATATCCAAAAAACTTTGGATTAACTTACGAAGTTGAGTTTCTTCATTTAGTTTTTTACTCTTGACAGAGCGAATAATTTCCCTTATACTCTGTCTTAAGATTTGTTCTTCTTGTTGGTTCATTTTACAATGCCTCTTTCCTTAATTAGTTTCATAACCTCGTCAATCAAACTTAAATCGATATATTCGTTTTTCTTTTTCTTCTTGTTTTTGGGTCTAACCGACCCATATCCCAAAGGGGCTGCATATCCCCCCACAGCGCCGGCTCCTGACATCTCATCAATGGTATCAAGCCCAAGTATATCTAACACTGCGTTAACGTTCTGTACTCCAACAAAGTCGGCAATTTCTTCGCGATTGTTGTTAGGATCACCGAGCGCATTGCGAAAATCTGTTGCGCTATATGGCTGCCCATTATCTCGTTCTGTTGGCTCCACACCGGTCACCGGTACCAATTCAACTCCTTGCTTAATGTACTTTGCTGCTCCAGTCCATCTTTTACAGTCGCCACCTTTGTTGCTACAACCCAACATAACTCTATCACCAACATTAATTGGTCCTTCATCACCGATGTACTCATATGCAGCAGTTAATGGTGATGCATGGGGCGAAATTCTAATATCAACATTACCCATACCGGCCGCTAAAGTTTTCCATATTTTCAATGAATCTTCAGCAGTTATCTCTCTGCCATTTGGTAGTTTTCTACCGCTTTTAGTAGGGCGAGAAATTAAAACAATAACTTCGTCAGCCATGTTAGCATATTTTCGCACCATATCTAAATGCCCTCTATGTGGCGGCTTAAACGCACCGGGGACGATGGCAATTGTTTTTGGATATTCGTCATCAACAACCGGATCATCGTCTTCATCCTCATCTTCATTTAGTTCAGACGAAAACTTATCACTTTTATCAATGGCAAAATTAGCTTTACTAAATTCTAATCTATCAACAAATTTTATTCCATTGCCTCTATGATCGACAGCAACATATCCTTCTGGATTACTAGCAACTAAATCTCCAGATTCATCTTCAATAAAATGTCTTGTTCTGTAAACAGCATTGTTATATTTTTGAATAAAAATGTTTTTAGCTTCAAATAGTAATCGACTGATTCTAAAAATATTCTCTATGTCTTCTCTTCTTTGTTTAAAAGATTGTAAAGTCTGTTTAGTGTTTTGTGTTGCTTTTTGTTTACCTTTCACACTTTTAAGATTGTTTATCTTTTTTTGTGAACGTTGTGAATACCAGTTCAAGAATCCGACATATGAACTTTCTGGATCTTCTAAAAAGTTACCAGCTTTAATTTCACTATTAATATAAATGTTTAAAAGTGATGATGGTAGGTCTTCATAATTAATCCGTTCGTTAACTTCATCAGCTTCCGTTACTAATCTAGTAATTACAGCTTCTTCATCCTCTGTTAGCGTTACAACACCTGTGTTATCATCAAAATATGCATCATCAAACCATACTCCGGGTGTTTTTCTAAGATCAGATATGTCAGCACCAAAACTAGCATTGCCGTCTAAATCATTATAAGTTGTATGAAAAATAATTCCAAACTTAGACTCACCAATCTCTCTTCCAAGATCAGAATTTACAGGAACTGTATATGTGATTGTGTTTGGTTTAAAGCGATAATGAGGTTCACCGTCAACTTCAATGGTTGACACCATCTCATCGTCAAACATAAAATCACCTTGAAGAATGTTTTGGATTTTAAGAGATGGCAAATACCGCAAAGCTTTAGTTAATTTATCAACTAGTCCGGGTGCATGCCCATGATTCTTAACAATATCTTCTTCGGTATAATTAATCTTTGGTACCTTATTAAAAATAGATTTAGTACCAACAAAAAACCTACCATTTTCAGGATTTATACCAGCGAAAATAGCAGGTGCTCCATCCCACTTGACGGACGTTTGAATCTTAGACTTGGTGTTACCCTTAAGAACCTTTAAAAGCTCTAGAAGGAAGGCTCTAGCCATGCTATAGCCGTCTGAGCCTTGGGTAAGTACCAATTCTTCTAAGTGAGTGAGATGAGTATTAGCTTTCGCCATTATTCATCACCTTTTGACTCTTCCAGTATATTAAGTTTTTCTTGAAGAACGCCAATGTCATTGTTCAATTTACGTGCAAATCTTTTAACTTCACGTAAGTGTTGCTTAGCTAATTGTAATCTTCGTTTTTCAGTCAACGTTCTTGGCTTAAGATTGGAAATAATTTCTTGGAGACCTTGAATATAGGTAAAGATAGTCTTTTCATCAACACTCTCATTTAAAAAATCTTTCCACGCTTTGTCTAATGACATTGTTTGTTCCTCTTTTGAATGTAATAATAATAGTTTTTGTATAAACTTATTTCTGCTCAATTTAAGAGCAACTTTTATACTTACCGGACATTTTATTAGCCTCTAAGATGCTTACGAAGTAAGTTAGCAATTGCTTCTTGTAAAGGATCAACAGACTCATTTTTCTTATCATCATCTTTACCATGCTTTTTCTTTTTAGCATCAGCAGCAGCTTTCTTCATAGATTCTTCTTTATCACCATCTTTATCTAAATCAATATAATCAGGCTTTGCAGCTTCATCAAGTTCTTCCTCTTCTTCATCTAAGCGTCGGCCGCCGGCGGATCTTCCAGCACCACGGTCGGGTAAGTCACTCTTTGATTGCTCGTCAAGCTCCTCTTCGGTACCTTCATCAAGATCTTCTTTATCATCGTGATCTTCGCCTTCATCAAGTTCCTCTTCATCTTCTCTATCAGAATCTGGTCGCCTATCTCTTTGCAGTTTTGGCTTGCGAGGTCTTTGAGAAGCTCGTGCTTGCGCTAATTCTTCAACTGATTCTTCATCACCTTCAGCTTGAAGTTCGCCCTCACCACTGAATTCATTAAACTCATCAAGTGAGTTAAATTTAAAACCCCAAGCTTCTGCGAGAAGCTGAGTTACTTCTTTGTTTTTCCAATCTTTAGTAGACATCTTTTTTTCTCCTTTTTGTAGATGTTCAAAATAAGTAGTGTTTTTTACACTGTCTTCCCAATCTCTGAAGCACATATTTCCAACTTCATATGCTTCACGCTCCATTTCTCTTAAATGTTCATCGTTTTGAGCATACCCATCACCCATAGGACCAACTTTATCAAATTCTCCTCTACAATTTTGAGTATGATGAACTAACTCGTGAGATATAGAACGCATGACATCTTTAGGATGACGACCGGTAACATACACTGTAATACTTTTATTATCTGGGTCATAGTAAGCTGTTTTACCCAGTGGTTTTTCTGCGTTTCCTCCATCACGACGCAAAAAAAGTTTTGGTGGATTTTTAAAACCCATTCTTTTTTGTGCGAAAGGCAAAAATTGTTTTACCATTGGTGATATAATTTTAAACATAGAAAAACTCAATATAAATAGTTATTAACGTTCAAATTAACTATTCAAGTTCCCACTCTTTACTAGTTTTAAACTAATTGTAAACAATTCTTTTTCTTCATATTGTTCATTTAAAGGCTTCACAGTTGAAATAGAAACCATACGATTAGATTTTATCACATTTTCAACTTTTAGTAAAATACCGTAATTTAAACCCCACTCATTAGTTTCTTCATCCCAAGTGGTCCATTGTACAATATCACCAACATTAAATTTTTCTGATACTAAACTTCCAAATTCACTTTTAATGTTCATTGTTGTTGACAATCCAAGTACAAAAGCCTTTACTTAAATATTTAGCTAATTGTTCTTCTGCCTCTTCAGAGTGCTCGAATATACCAATTGATTTAATTTCTCCATCAATTATACAATTAACTAAATAATTTGCGTTTATAGGTTTTGATACGCCGTCATAATCATAGGTGTAAAATTTCTTAATTTTTTTTATCATGCCCTGTTGTTTAATTAGTAGAATTTAACAAAAGGATTAATAATAAAATAACTGTTGGTTGAAACCCAATAATGTGATAAAGCGCGAAGAAAAATAAAATTGAAAGTAGTGTTTTCCAAAATTTATTAATTTCAAACAGCATCAATCAAAACCAGTAAAAATAAGATTTTCTACTTTTATTATAACAACAAACCCATCATAAGTATAAATTAAAACCTCGTCGCCGCCATCAAAGTCATCTAATATAACCGCTTTTTGTCCTTTTTTAATACTCACAAACGATTTATAATCAGGACTATAACAAAATAAATTACCTGTACCATCTATTGCCACTTCTGGCAAAAGTTCAATATCTTCTAAATCTTCCTCGTATGGTATGGAACCATTAAATTGTTTTACAGCTAATTTTAAAATTTTTAAGGCTTCTTTGGTTATTTTTTTAACCTTGGCCATTTTAAAAATAACTACTCAATGCGATTGCAGTCGCCATAATAAATTGAACAACCATAAAAGCAGTCATTGCTTTTGTTTTATATAATTTAAGTTCTTCTATTTCTTGCAATGCAACTTTTAGCTGTGGAGGTGACGCTATATCATCCATCTTGTCCTTCCAAGCTTTTAATTCTTGAACTTTATCTTCTCTTGCTTTAAGTTCAGTTAATTGATATTTAACGTCTTGTAATTCCAAGCGCAACGCATCAATACCACCAGACAAAGTTTCTAGTTGTTGTAAAACAAGTTTAGAATAATTTTCCCAACCGTTACTGGACATCGTGAACCCTCCACGATATAACTAGTTGTTTCAGGGCACTTTTTCTGGAATACCTTCTACCACTTTATAAATATCAAAGTTTTCCACTCTACCATTTTCAGATGTTTCGTTTTTTACTGCTTTCATGTCAACAATATTGTTTTCAGAATCATCATAAAATTCTATTTCTTTAATATTGTCGTATTTTGAAAGTATGACATCCCTAACATATTCACCTTTATTTCCACCTTCGTTGCCAATCATAATAATATTATTTGTTTTAATTGGATCATCAAAAGTTTGCAATACTCTGTGAATATCGTCGATTGCCACGGGTGATCTAGCAGTTAAAATCATGACTTGAGTATTTGAGTCAGCTAGTCTATCTCGTAGGATAGAAGTAATATTTGGATTTTCAACCGCATTGTTTACTTGTTCAAGCGGAGAAAAATCAAACTCGTAACCACCATCATTTTTAAGTTTGTCATATTCTTCTTGAGATGAAATATTAAATTCTTTACCAGTCTGTTTATTTATTACAATAATATATCCTTCTGAAAATGCTATTGTTTCATCAAAATCAAAAATAGATAAACGAGTTGCTGTTTCAATATTTTCATTTATGAACTTTCGCCAATTTTCAAGAAGGAGTTTCATTTCGTTAATAAATAGTCCAATATCAAAGGCAATACTATACTTGCATCAGATTGTATAGCAAATCTAGGTGTTTGACTTGAAACTTTATCCCATGTAATCTTTTCATTTGGGGGCGCCCCTGAATACCCACCATACGATGCCGGCGCATCACAAACCTGACAAAAGTAGCCCCAATGCGGAACATCTTTGTTTTCATCTTGCCTTAAAGATGGAACAACACATATCGGCCAATCTCCAGCAATACCCCCACCAATTTGAAGAAATGCTGGGCTTTCACCGGATTCAGTAATTTGTGATTCGTACCAGTTTGCCAATATCGCAAATTGTTCAGCATCACTTACAACAGCGTTATAACCTGTTTTGATCTCGCCCTTCTTCACACTGGCAGTAAACATGTTACCTGTTGTGCTGTCACTCCAGCCGGGAACGAATACAGGTATACCAGCATTATGCGCTGCCCAAACCCAAGATTCATTTAATCGTGGAACTATAACTCCATCTTCAATCAGTTTATCTAAAACACAACACAAATGAAAATAAGGAGTTTTACCACTTTGATCATTCCAAGATTCTAGTAATAGTCCCCACACATGTTGCATAACGTTCTCAGGTATACAAGTGTCAGTTACGCGGTTCCAGCCATCTTTAACTAATTCTTCTTCATCGCTCGGAGACAAACTACGCCAATCAACTTGTTTATATCGATGACCCTCAATAGCATTAAAAACATCTTCTTCAAGGTTTGCTCCGGTGCAGCAGATTCCGCCAATCAAGCCTTTTTGAATGGCTGGTGCCAATAAACGGCCGATTCTGGCTGTGCTCATAGCTCCTGACAATGTGATAAATATCTTATTACCTTTTTCGATATGAATCTCCAATGCACGCAAGGCATCTCTCAATTCACCAGCGTTAAAGTGCAAATAGTTTTCTTCAATTAAATTTCTAACATTCATGATATTAAATCAATCAACCTCATAATATTTTGTTTGCCTGTGGAGCCTGTCCATCTTGATGAAATACAAAAGAAGACTAAATCAAACATAGGCATATTTTCTATATTATATCGTTCTTCTATTAAAAAGTCAAGCTCTGGCAAATCAAAGTCCATATTCTCAGAGTCTTCATTTCTAATCCATATATATTCTAAAACGTCTTTATCTTTCAAAAAATAAACCCAGTTTCCCTCGTCTAAAGTATCGAGAGAATGCCAACCGGGATAGTATACATCATGATGATGGTCAAAATTATATATTGACAACTGCCTATTATTTGGTAAGAAATCAAGTATTTGATCATGATTCTCAATTAATATGATTGGCACGCTTAAATTGATATTATTTTTAATCACAGACTCAAGAACTTTTATCTTTTCAGGATTACAAGTTGGTTTAGGCACATTGTATTTCTGTAAAATTAATTCCTGTTCTTCTTCAGATATTCTAACGCCTTCAATATAATCGTCATACACTGATATTGTGGGACTATAAGCATAATCAATATCAATTGATAGAATATTAGTTGTCGTATTGTTCGTTAGGGTTTTCATTAACAATCGCTTTTGCTCTTAAAATATCTTTTTTATCAACTTGTTTAAAAACAACTGCTTTGTTTTCAGGCTCATAATACATACCAATTAAATCTTTCTTAGTGACTGCTTCTATTTCATCTTCAGTTAATCTAATAATACCATCATTTTTTTTAACTAAGGCAGCTAAAATAGTAAAAAGATACTCTGGATCCTTCATGTATTTGCTCATTTTTTCGCCTTATTCATTCTTTGTGTCTTTTTCTTTGATGCTTCTTTGCGTTTTTTAGCGTAATCATATGATTTTTTCAAACGTGCTTTTACTTTTGGGTCTTTAGCATTATTATACGCTGCTCTTGCTCTTTGGTGTATTAAATTTATAATTTGAGATTGACGTTTATGAGATTTAGACTTGAAAGAGTCTTTTGAAAGTGTGTCTTTAATATCTTGAACTGTTGAAAACTTAACAGAGACTGTATCACTTGGGTTTTCATCCGTGTATAAGCGCCTTCCAGAGCCTTTTGGTTTCTTTCCAGTACCCTTCTTAGGATCTGCTTCATAAAGCTCTGCATTCTCATTCTTACGCTTTTTTTTACGTTTCTTTCCTTTCTTCTTTTTGACACAGTTTGGGTACATTTTACCAAACATCTTTTTCATGCCTTTCTTTTCATAGCCCGGCCAACACTTTTCAAGGAGAACTTGTTCTAATTCTTCCATGACAATTTGTTTTAAGTTTTCTTCAGTAATACTCATAATCTTAAATAGTCCTTCCAATTACTAACTAACGATTCATTTGTTTGCATCGATGCAGGTTGTCGTGCTTTGACTGCTTGAGCCATCACTCTCCTATAGACTACATTAAGATTGTCTTCGTCATCCATAGCACCCTCTACAAGTTCTTGAAAAAGCCCAGCCATAATATCAGGCTCGTCGAGATTTATTAAGAATATAGTGATAAATCTAACCTGCCCACCCGTCTCCACAGTTTGTGCATCCATTTGCAGATAATATTCGGTATTCTCGGCTTTTCTCGGTTCTTCCAACATTTGTCTTCTTAATTCAATTCTAAAGTCGCGAGAATCTGTGATTTGCTTTAACACATCGAGACTAACACCAAATTCTTCAGGATCATAATAAAAAGTATGACGAGCAGTGGTTTCATACGACTCAGAGTATTGTCCGTCAGTTTCTAAATCCCATTCATATGATGTTATATCTCTGTCTTCAATTTGCATTGCTAAATTAATATAGGCTCCGCCTTCCATTTGACCTTCTCTTCTGAAGTATTCAATCAAAATTGTTTCAAATGCATCTCTTCTGTCATCGATTAGTGAATCAATTTTTTGAAGTGCTTCCTGATACTCATCTGGAAAAGCCATATACGAACCGCCAGAAATTGCTGGATGTTCAAAATTAATTTGAATAGTTAAGTGTATTTCTTCACGAACACGACGAATTGTTGGAGTATCTCTATCAGAGGGTACAAAAATATCACCATATATATCAGTTATAGCCTCAACAGAATTCCATACGACTTCTTCTGCATTGCTTGGAAGCCTTTTCCAGTCATTTACATCAAATTTGGCAATAAATGCAGCATAAGCCCTGATATAAGCACCGTCACCGCCATCATCTTGAACTTCATAGTCAGTATATGTCTGAGCCATTCTGTTATTGTAATCGTTCATTATATTTTCGCACTCTACTTCATATTGTGCGATAATGTCGCCAACTAAATTAGCATCAATACTATCTTCGGTGTCAGTGTTCTGTCTCATCGAACCTTCGACTTCTATATCAGCACCTAAAAGTTGCTGCATTAGTTTAAGTCTACCGGCTGTCCCACTAGTATCTTCGTATGAACCACCAAAAATCATAAACTTACTTAAGTCAACCTTACCAT